AAGGGCAGTCAGGCAACCCCAATGGTCGTCCACGCAAGTACGTCAGCACCTTGGTTGACCAAGGCTACAAGCGGTCCGAAATCAACGACACCATCCAAAATATGATGGCTATGACCTTGGAGGAAGTTAAGGCGGTTTGGGACAACCCAACGGCAACGGTCCTCGAAAAGACCATCGCCTCGGCCATCCGCAAGTCCATCGAAAAAGGAACGCTCTACTCCATGGAAACGCTGCTATCACGGGTGTACGGTCAACCCAAGCAGGAGGTCGCTGCAACCATATCGCCTCAACCAATATGGCAGGGCGTAAAACTACAAGTTGACACCAACAACAACGGCAATCAAGATTGATGGATTCCGCAAGAGAATCCGAATAGTCCAAGGCGGTTCATCGGCAGGCAAGACCTTTGCCATCCTGTCCTTGCTCTACTCCTATGCAGCCAACCCCGAATGCGGTCCGCTTGAAATATCCGTAGTTTCCGAATCTATCCCACACCTTCGCAGGGGTGCGCTTAAGGACTTCCTCAAGATGCTCAACATGACGGGGCTTTACCAAGAGGAACTTTACAACCGAACCCTGCTCCGATATGACTTTCCGCATGGTTCCTACATCGAGTTCTTTTCCGCTGACCAAAGCGACAAGATGCGAGGGGCAAGGAGGGACGTGCTATTTATGAACGAGGCGAACAACATCGCATGGGAAGCCTATCACCAACTGGCTATCAGGACAAGGACCGCCATCTACATTGACTACAATCCAGTCCGAGAGTTTTGGGCGCATACCGAATTGATGCAGGACCCCGATGCCGAGTTCCTGCTCGTTACCTACAAGGACAACCAAGCCCTTGACCCTGCCATCATCCGAGAGATTGAGAAAGCCAAGACCAAAGCCGAAACGAGTGCTTATTGGGCGAACTGGTGGAAGGTCTACGGCCTTGGTCAGGTCGGGACGCTACAGGGTGCGATATACGAGGACTTCGAGGTCGTGGAGGGTATAGATGTCAGCCGAGCGAAATTCGTCGCCCTTGGGCTTGACTGGGGCTTTAGCAACGACCCTACGGCCTTGGTCGCTATCTACCGCCAAGGGGACTGCCTGCTGATTCAGGAACTACTGTACTCCACGGGCCTGACCAACCAAGACATCGCAGACAAGTTGCGGACGCTGGGCATCACAAGGGCTTGGGAGATCGTGGCGGATTCAGCAGAACCGAAGTCCATCGAAGAAATCTACCGACTTGGATTCAACATCAAGCCAGCGGAGAAAGGCCCCGATTCGGTCAGGAACGGCATCGACATCCTGAAACGCTTTAAATTGCAGGTTACCAAGGACTCGACCAACTTGATTAAAGAACTGCGGTCCTACACTTGGGCTACGGACAAAGAAGGCAAGAACACAGGGGTTCCTATCGACTCCTTCAACCACGCCTGCGATGCGATGCGGTATGTGGCCCTTAACAAGTTACGGGTCAGTAACTCAGGGAAGTATGTTGTGGTGTAACTTTGCCCCATGAACACCGAACGCATCCTTGACCTGCTCATCGAAATCGGGAAGACGCTTGCAGCCGTTTTCTTCATCATCACCCTTCTAACCCTCCTTTGGACCTTATGAAAGTCGTTCACTATTACCACATCTACTGCGGAGGGAATTGGCAGTTGATACTCAACCAGCACATGATGGCGGTCTGCAACTACGGCCTCATCGGGGTCTTGGACGAAATCCGTGTAGGCATCGTCGGTCCACCCGAACAACGCAAGGCGGTCAAGGAGGTGCTGGAGAACTCGATGGTGGCCGATAAGGTCAAGGTCGTGGTTACCCGGACCAACGCTTGGGAGCAGGCGACGCTGACCGAGATGTACCGGGCCTCGCAGGAAGAGGAAGCCGTGTACCTCTACGCTCATACCAAGGGGGCAAGCGACCCATCGCTTATCAACCAACTTTGGAATCGCAGCATGACTTTCTTCAACGTTGTGGCTTGGGAACGCTGCCTGCAACTGCTGGAAGGCGTGGATGCCGTAGGATGTCATTGGATTACCAAGGAGCAGTTCCCTCACATGGCTGACCACAACAACCCCGACGGCTACCCCTACTTTGGTGGAACCTATTGGTGGGCCAAGTCAAGCCACATCAAGGAACTGGGTGAGCCTGTACGGGACCACCGCTGGCAAGCCGAACATTGGATTGGCAAGAAGCCCGACACCAAGGTCCACGACTCCAACCCCGGATGGCCGGGTCCCGAAAAGTTTGTAATCACGTTTTAGCATGAAGGTCCCTATCCTCATTACCAACTTTAATCTTTTCACTTGGCCCAAGGCAATGGTCAAGGAACTGCAACGGATGAAGGAATGCGGTCCCATCATTATCATTGACAACGGTTCAACTTACCGCCCGACCTTGGAGTGGTACGATTCGCTAAAGGGGAATGAGGACGTTTCGGTAGTTCGTACCGGGCAGAACTTGGGACATCTTGTGGCATGGAGGCTCGGATTTGACAAACGCATCAAAGCCGATTTTGGCTATCCAGACTACATCGTAACCGACCCCGACCTCGACCTTTCGGGATGCCCTGACGACACCATCGTACGGATGCGTGAACTTTGGTACGATTCGCCTTCCTACCCCTACTTCTACCGGGACGAAGAAGACAAGGGCTTCAACGGGGTGCAGTTCAACGTCAAGGACAAGATTGGCCTCGGCATTCGTGTTGACGACATTCCCGAAAACGCCCTATTCTTCCAACCTGCTGAACATCGCTTCCACAAGCAACCGACCTATGGCAACCTTCGCTTGGCCCCAGTTGATACGACCTTCGCCTTCTACCACGTTGACACCTATCAGGTCTGCATTAGCGGTGCGAGGACGATGACCCCCTACGAGGTCAGGCATCTGCCCTACTACATTACCCCGTTAGAGATGGAGTCGGACTGGGAGTTTCGGCAGTACCTTGACAAAGCAAACCATTCCAGCACGGCCAAGAAGATAGCCGATGGACTTCAACTCGGATAATATGCCCTACTCACACCCGTTCTACAAGGACTTTGTTGCCAACCATATCCGCTCGGTTCTAACTGAATCCGACCGGGTGCTTGACATTGGATGCGGTTGCGGAACTTACGCCCTGCTGCTTCCCGAAATCAAGATGGACGGCATCGAGATTCATGAGCCGTATGTCAGCCGATTCGGTTTGCAGGACCTTTACCAAACCCTGCATATTGGGGATATTCGTGAGTTCGATTTTTCGGCCTACACCTACCTGATTATGGGCGATGTCTTTGAGCATTTAACCTTTAACGAGGCGAGGGACCTGCTTACCCGAATGAAGGGCAAGAGGGTCATGATTGCCGTGCCTTATATGTACAGGCAGGGCGAATGGGAAGGGAATGTGTACGAAACGCATTGGCAACCCGACCTGACCCCCGAAGTGATGGCGTTGAGATACCCCGAACTGAAATTGCTCGTTGGGGATGCGGTGTACGGCTACTACATAAACTACTGATCTATGAAACTCCAAGACCTCACCATTGACCAGTTCCAACGTATCGGAGCCATTGAGTTCAGCAGCGTCCTTGGGGACTACGACAAGCGAGCAGGGGTCGTCGCAATCGTTGAGGGGGTGGATATATCACTCGTCCGAGAAATGTCCGCCAAGAGCGTCCTAAAGCGTTACAAGGCCATTATCAGCGAGTGGAACGCATTGCCCGCCTTGGGTTACAAGCGAAAGTTCAAAGCCGGGGGCAAGTGGTGGATCCCGACGGTGTTCACGGATGAGTTGACGGCTGGGCAGTTGATTGAACTAATGGACGCAAACACGACCGACGAGAAACAACTCCTGCAGAACCTCCACCGAATCATGGCGACCTTGTGCAGGGAGGGCGGTCTATTCGGATTCTTCCCGAAAAAGTACGACGGTGCTGCCCATGCAGAACGGGCCGAGTTGATGAAGAAACACGCCAAGGTGGGCGACGTTTGGGGCGTTGTCAGTTTTTTTTTGCTAAGTTCCGAACCCTACTTGAAAGTTTTGAGCGACTATTCCAAGCACCTGATGACGAAGGCAGGGGAGTTGACGTAAGTCCTCTTGCCGGCTACGGATGGCTGATGGTGGTGTGGCGGATGGCAAACAAGGACGTGCTGAAATTTGATGCCATCTTTGCGATGAAGGCGGTGGAGTTCTTGAACTATGCGCTCCTGATTCACGACATTTTGGAGGCAGAACGAATGGAAGCGGAGCGAGCAAGGCGCAGATAGACACTATCCTCGGCAGGGGACATTTACCCACATGGAAACAACCATACTTGCGAATGGCCAACCCGTAGGTAAGTTCGGTAGCGGTTCGATGAAAGGCATCGACCAAACCGCCTTGGAGGGCATTGGTTCAATCGTTGGACCCAAGGGTGGAGGCAAGTCGCCAACCTATGACGTGTTGGTCAAGTGGATTGAACGGGTCATCGAACTTGCGAAGAAGAACCTCGAAGCAGCGAACGCCAACGCAGGGGGAACGCTATCGGCATCTATCGCCCCCGAAGACATCGAACTATCCGCAAAGCAAATCGTGGTGGCTATCATGGCTAACCCCTATTGGAAGTATGTGGACCAAGGGGTGCGAGGCAAAACGTCAAGCGTAAAGGCTCCAAGGTCGC